GGTCACGCGCGCCGAAAAGTTGAAGTTCACCCGTCCAGTTCCTTGATGAGCTTCTCAAGTGCCTTCTGGTCACCATGCGCGCCGGTGGCCGCAATCACGAGGTCGGCCTGCCGTTCGAGCCGCTCGAGCTTGTCACCGAATTTGAGATACGCGGTGATCTGGCGCGGCGTCAGTGTCATTGCATGGTCTGGTGGGATGCCGCGTCGGATGACAGCGGTGACGCTGATGGCGATTTCTTCAAGCGCATCTTGACGGGTTTTGCCCCTTCGCCTTGCCCCATTAGCCCGGTCAGAGCCTCGAGGAAGGAGCCAATTCCGTTTGGGAATGTGAGCCAAAGGATTGCCTTCAGGAACTGGATCTGTTGCTCGGGCAACAGCCTGGCAGCGCGCTGCTCGTATCTTTCGTCACCGAGATGCCCGCACCCGGCGGCGATGATCGGGCCGATGGCGACGCCGCAGCCCGCGATCAGGTTGGCAACAATGTCGTCGCCACCGCTGCTGGCGATCGATCGCAGTTGCGGAAACCTGGCAACAATCGCCGCAATGGCATCAACCGATATGCCGCGCACGACGATCCTCATGCCGTCGACCCTGACGACGTCGCAAGCGGTCGATGGTGCAATGTCCAACAGGTCAGCCATGTTCACCTCACGCCGTTGCCGTTTCGTCGCGGATGGTCCATTGGCCGAACGCCCCGTTGGCGTCGCGCTGCACTTCGGCCTCGATGGTGAGCACGCTGAACTCGTCCTCCGAGGTGATGAAGTTGAAATCACCGGACGGGACGAACGAGACGGTCGCGATGAAGTCCACCTTCTGGCCGATGTCGTTGGTGCCGACCACCTTGATGTCGCCGGTGAACTCAACCTTCGACATGCCGGCGAGCGTGACGTTGCCATCGGTGTCCGTGCTGGTCTCGGCGAGCGAGAAGAAGCTCAAGTTCAGCCCGGTGATTTCATCGAGCGTGAAGGTGATAGTCGCACCCGCCTGGGTGATGGCGGTGAAGTCCTTGGTCTTGACACCCTCACGCGCCGAGAAGTGCTCGAGCTTCTCGACCGTTGGCGTGTACTGGAACGACGGCGCGTTGCCGAGATCGGTGAAGACCGAGGCGCCGGTCTCCTTGAACGAAACAATCCCTTTGCCGATGTGGTAGTTCTGGACATTCGGTGACGCGGGCATGGTGGTGGTCTCCCTTTCTAGAGTTCGTCCGGTTTCAGCACGTACTTGATTGCAAATTGCGCACGCAGCGCGCCGTGCAGCGAGCGCATCCAGCCAACGTCAGTCTGGCAACCCAGATAACGGATGGTCCCGTTCCCATGCCGTCCGGTCTTGACGATCTGCTCGTTCAACTCGGTGTCCTTGAGCACCCGCTTGATCAGCTCGCGCCGCAGCGTGGTGATGTCGGACCCGACCTCGTCGGCCTGTTGCGCGATGACGATCTCCGGCGTCATCGTGACCAGCGTCGGCCGGTTCGGCGGTCGCATCGATGCGTCGGCCTCGTCGGCGGTATCCTCGTCGCCATCGAACACGATCGCGGCCGGCAACTGGTCTTCCGGAATATCGACGTTGTTGCGCTGCGCCGACCGCAGGTTCGGAATGCTGGCAACGACCTCGAGCAGCCGCGCCAGGATGTCCTCGCGAACGTCAGCCATCGGTCGACGCTGCCTCTTTCAGCAAGAACCGCACCTCGCCGAGATCCTCGCCGTTCGGTGAGCCGCGCAGTTCGTATGAGCGCACCGTCCAGACGCGACCGTTGAAGCTCAGCGTGGCGTCGACATAGTCCGCACGCGCGATCCCGTTGCTGGTCAGTTCGGGGATGCGCGCGAACGCACCCGGCCCGACGCTGCGCACCTCGGCCGATCCCGCCATCAGGCTCTTCGGCCGCGTGTCGTCGATCACGGTGATTGCCGCCTCGCCGGCAGTCCCGGCCGCGATGAACATCGCGTCAACGCCGATCTCGCCATAGACCGGGTCATAGAGCAGCGCGCTGTAGTCGACCATAATCAGGCGATCGCGCTCAGCTCGGACAGCCCGGTGGTGTCGGGCAGCGGGTCGTAGAGGGTGATTGATTGAAGGCTCGACCCTGTCCCCGTCAGATCAAACAGAGCAGCCACAAGAGAGCTGCCGCCTGAAGTCGGGAAATCGGCAGCGGTCAGCACTTCTTCTGCTGCAGTAGAGCCATTGCCAGCAAACTCACCCCGTGTTGGCGTGAGCGTAAAAGCCATGACATTGAGCGCACCCGTGCCGACGTTCACGATACCATTAATAGTGTCGAGATAACTTCCGCCCCAGCTCCTGCCCCTCATGGGCAAGTCATCGCTGTTGCTTTCGACAGCATCAAACTGCACACCCATTGCACCGTCTGCCGATATGACAGCGACAACGGTAAAAGTCGCGGCGCTGATTGTAGACCGCCATTGAGCCCGACCCGTCGATCCGGCAAGCAGCTTGGCAAGCGCAGCGCCAATGAACGCGACGGCTCCGTCGCCTCCATATCCGTCCACCGTCAAGTTTTCAGGGATATAGGCGGAAGCGCCCCATCCAGTCACAGTATTGGCATCGGTCCCCAGCAACGTGTCAACCGCGACCTCGCCATCAGCCTGCGTCCACGCGCGCCCCTGCGGCGAGCCGCCGATGAGGTCGATGTGGATCACGGCGTTCGCCGGCACCCAGTCGGGACGATCGTCAGCCCCGCCCTCTTCCTCGTGCGAGATGTTGGCTTGGGCCTCTTCATTTGTTAGCCACACTGTTAGTTGACCAACGAATTTGCACTCCTCGGTATCCGCTTCCCGCGCGATGTCATAGGTCGGCCAAACATTTATCCGGCCGATGTTCTTGGCTGTGATTGTCATTGAGTTTCTCTCTTGAACGCAAACGTGCCGATGTCCTCGCGCCCAAGCTCAGTCTCGAAATCGCTTTCCGCCAGCAGCGCAAAACCGCACTGCTTCATCGCGAACACCAGTCCGTCGCGCGAGAAATACCAGCAGTGTTCTGCCGGCTTGAAGTGCTTCGACCGCAGCACGTGATCGACATCGCGAAACAACGGCAGCGAAACGAACAGCCACTCGCGCACCTGGGCGAGCAGTGGTTCGAAGTCCGGGATATGCTCGAGCACATCCCATAGCGTCATGGCCGGGATCTTCTCCAGATAGGGGTCGATCAACAGCCCGCGTTCCTCGAGCCAGCGCACGCCGGCCGGGTTGACATCGAAGCCATAGGTCGTGTGCCGCTCGCGCCGCCGCTCGATGAACGCGCCCGAGCCGATGCCGACATCAATCACCGTTCCCTGATAGTGCCGATCGACGAACTCACAGCGCGCCATCATCAGCGCGCGCCCGATCGGCGTGTGTGCATTGCGCTCGAAGTTGTCGAAATAGTCCTGGTCATACGGCGCGATGCCGACCTCGACCGGGTAATGGCCGACGCCGAGTTGCGGCCACCAGGTCAAGCGGCCCTCCGCGAACCGTTCAACCAATGGAAAAACTGCCCGACCGGGTCGGCGATCCTCTTGTCGCAGTTGTGCAACATGCTCGTGCATCGGCAGAACTTCTCCGGTATGGCGAACCCGATACGGTTCAGGTCGAGCCGCGGGTCGGTGATCTTTGCGGGCGGGTTGTGGCCGCCGTGGCCGCCCAGCACCACGAACGTCCTCACGTGCAGCGCCAGGCCGGCCGGTACGATCCAGCCGACGCCGCCCACCACGATGTCGGCATCACGCACCAGCGCGAGCAGCTCGCGCACCTTCAGCTCGCCATGCACGAAGTAACGGTGCGCTGGCGGCAGATTTCCGGACATCCATTCCTGGCCCGGTGCGATGTCGGCGACCGCGACCACGGTGTGGGTTGCCATCAGCTCGGCCGCCAGCGCGTTCACGTATTCCGGGTTCGGGTTGCGCGCCTCGTTGCGCCATTCCATCCGCACGGTCACCGGCCGCACGACCGCGATCGGCCGCTCCGATACGATCGGCGATGGTCCCATGTCCGGCAGATCGAACAAGTGCGGATCGAAAGCGACCTTCAACGCCCGCCAGCGACGCTCGAGAGCGGTGACGATCGAGGACGCCACGACGTCGCCGGCATAGCCGACCTTGATCTCGCGCATCGGCAACGGATACGACCAGCGATCCGCCGGCTGCAGCGCCATGTTCTTCTGCTGCGTGCGCAGCTTGCGCTTGCCGCGCACGAACCTGATATCGAGATCCGCATACAGTTCCGGCCACGGCGTCTCGAGCCAGATGTCGTATTGCGCCGCCGCGGCGCGCACGAACGGCCGCGAGAATATGTTGTCGCCCATTCCCCACATTCCGTGGATCAGCACCGGCGTCAGGCTGCGCGACATTCATCCAGCATTTCCCGCAGATCGATCACCGGCAGCAGATCCGCCCACGCGGTGCCGGGCGAGGCATTGAATGCCGCGATCTTGAGCCGTTGCAGCGACGGGATGATCGTCACCAGGTCGGCCTTCTGCTTGTCGTAGCAGCCCGGCTTGTGCGGCCAGCGGTGCGGCTTGTGGTGATGCGTGCGGCCGTCCGCGATCTTGCCATCGGCGCCGAGCCAGACGATCGTGCCACCCGGCCCGATCAGATGCGCCGCTAGGTTGGTCGCCGCGGTCAACGAGGTCCATTTCTGCACGAGGCTGTTGTGCTCGATCGCAAGCCCGGGTGGGTTGGTCTTGCGGCAGACCATCACCTTGTTGTCCGACACCAGGCGCGAGGTGGTGACAACACAGCCGGCGAAGCTAGCAGCCGCCGCGCGGTTGTCCGGTTCGTTCCACCAGCGCCAGTCCCCGAAATACAGGATGTCCGCCCACGGCACCGCATAGACGCTCGAGTTGATTGCGATAACGCGTCGGCCGCGCAATGCCTCGAGATCCTGCCCGAGCACGGACGGCCCGCCGCCGACAATGAACACGGTCTCGCCCGGCCACTCGCGCGGGACCGACCAGAACGGGTTACGCGACATGCAGCCGCCGATACGGTCTGATCAGATCGACTACCGGCGCGGACAGATAGCCCGGCGAGGCCGACGAGGTCGATGAGGTAAAATAGCTGATGCGCGTATCGCCGTGCTGCACCTCGCGGATCGACGGATCGCGCGCGCCGGATGTCTGGCTCTCGCGCACCGCCTCGATCACCGCCTTCTGCAGCCTCGCCGGTGCTTCCTCCGGCAGGTCGTAGCCGCCCGAATAGACGACCGCGACCGTGCCGGACCAGCCGCCCCAGACGCGGCCACTGGCCGGGTCGAACTGGTAGTCGGCCGCCGTCGCGCCGGCGCTCGAGATCTCGATTATCTCGGCGACCGGATAGAGCGACAGCGTCAGCGCCTGGCGCGTCAGCATGTATTCGCCCGGGTCGAACGTGAACGTCTCGAGCACCTCGGCGCGACCGAAACGCCGGTCGCAATATTCTGCAATGATGCGTGACTGGAACGTGATCGCGGCCTGCAGCGTCGCGTCCTCGCTGCTGTCGGTGATGCCGAGCGCGAGCTTGAGATCGGCGAGGCTGATCAGGTCCGGCCCCGCGCTGTCCGT